ATGAGCCGTCCTGATTGAATACACTTTCAATAAATGAAGTAATTGTGTTTGTTGCTTTGTTAAGTTTGACTTTACCACTTGCTGGTTTGAATTCTTGAATCCTAGAAATAGGATATGGGGATTCTTCCCATACTTTTCTTTTAACAATAAAATATTCTATATCAATATTGTCTTCGGAAACACCAAATTGTTGAGCAAAAAATTTCTTATATAAAATTAATTGCATCTGTTTGATTTCATCTTTTTTAGCGTAATCATCCCAACCTTTAGTGGATGTTTTAATATCCATAATTTTAAATTTGTTGGTTGATTCATTATACAAAACTACATCCAGATAACCTTTATACAATACGTTTTTAAATCCTGAATGCGGATTGAGTAGGATAGGTACTTCACAGCCTATTAAATGCCAGCCTCGTTTACCAAAATAACCGCCTCTATTCTTTTTAACAAAGTTTATAATGGCTAGTCCATCTTCAAAAAACTCTCTCATTTCAACAGAGTTAGAAAAGTGAACATTTTTATTTGATTTGTAATCTTTAAGGTATGTTTCTCTAAAACGCTCCTCAAAGTATGTTTCTAAATCAATTCGGTCAGCAGCTGCCGCACTTTCCTCGTATATAGTTGTTATATAGTGTTGTAATGCCTCGTGTAATGCTGTTCCGAACGTCATATGAATAGACGATTCAGACGTGTAATAGCCGTCTTTATATTGTAAACTCCACTTGTGGGGACAAGTAGTAAACATAGACAACTGACTATAAGAAATTGACTTCTCGTAAGCGTAGTTAACTTCTCGTAAGTTGTGTTGTTTAATTTGTTTTACAATGGCTGGTATTTTTTTCTTTTTAGCCACCTAATGTTTTTTTCAACTTCTCTAAATAAAGGATTCCGTCCATTAGTTCTTCTTGAGCATTCTCAATCCATTCTAATACCGTAAAATCGTTTCTATCTAGAGTGTTATTATACTTTTCAAAACCTTGTTTAGCACGTGAGTTAAACTTGTTAATAACGGATTGTACTACTGAATCAGGTTTGAATGGTTCTGAGGTTTTAGCAGGGTAAACACCCCACACATCACTATTTTTTGTCATAGAACTTCTTTTAATAACTTTTTAATTTCTTTTTCGTCAATACCTGCACTTTCAAGAATATACTCTACACCTTCTTTCTTTAAAAGATAAATGTAGTCATGTGCTTCCCCCAACGAAATAGTATAATGGTTAGCAATTAATTGTAATACTTTTTCATTTGGTTTTTTACGTGAACTTTTCACGTATTTAAGGAATATATTCTTTTTTGGTAACATGGTGCAATAATACTTGTAGGTTTTTTCCTTTTCAGGATATGGGATTCTTTGGCCGTAATTTGCGACCTCAGTATATCCCTCATACATACTTACAAACCGATGAACCATGTAAGAATTGAACGATTCTTGTTGATCTTCTGTAAAAGAAGACCAAGGTTTTTTATCTGTTGTTATATGTTTTAACCAATCAAATAACGTCATCTTTGTAATATTCTCTCAATTCTCTGGGGAGGGTTTCTTGACAAATTTCTCCTGATTGAGGATCATAAAATACAGGGATAGGGATGATAGCATCTTCGGCTGTACCTGTTACAAAGCGAGATACTTTACGAAGTACTACTCCTTGTGACCATACAGGACTACCTGTTTGAGTTAAAATTTCTGTTGTTTTAGACAAGTCTAAATTAATGTTTAGGTTTTGATCTTTCATTTTTTGTTTTGTTTATAATCTAAGTAAAATCCTATTGCTACTATAATGTTCATACCCATGCTCATAATAATTTCATGTATATCTTGATACACAGTTGTCATTAAGTGAACGTGACCTACCATCCAGAAAGGTATGGAAAGGTTTTGACTAATCCAAATTGTAGTAAACTTTAGGAATTGTTTCATAATACTTTTTTACCGGTTACAGATAATATTCTAGAAATCAAAGCCATTGTATTGATCTCTTTATCGATTCTAAAGTTAGAATGGTATTGATATTCTTCAATATAGATAATAACCTCACCAGCATTTGTAGGAGCATATTTGTCTACGTGGTCAAATAAAAATCTAAATAAATCCTCAAAATCACTAACACCAGAATCAGCTATAATTTGTCTAATGTTATTAAACGATTTAGAACTTGGTTTACATAATTCCGTAAGTATTTGATTTTTATAATTACTAGACACTAATACACTTTTATCTACAACAATTTCGTCGCCTACTACACTCATTTGTAGTGTGTTAAGCATTTTACGTAGATCAGGATAAAACTGATTAACAACTAATTTTAAGTTATCTAAATCAATTCCAACATTTTCTTGTTGTAAGATATTGTTAATGTGAACTGCTACCTCTTGTTTAGATGGAGGTACAATTTTAAGTACCTGACAACGTGATTGAAGAGGGTCAATAATCCTTTCAATATAGTTACAAGTCAAGATAAATCTTGTTGTACGTGAAAATGTTTCAATAATGTTTCTTAGCGACGCCTGAGCCTGAATAGTAAGGAAATCAGCCTCATCCAAGATGACAACTTTGAGCGGCTTAAAAGAAGCAACAGACGAGAAACCCTGTACCTTATCCCTAATAGTATCAATACCACGTTCATCGGAAGCATTAATATAGAGAAAATCGCAATTAAGATTATTAACAATGAGTTTAGCAAGAGTAGTTTTACCAGTTCCTGCTGGACCATAAAAAATAAAGTTTTGAATATCATTTTGTTCTAGGTACTTAGAAATAGTACCCTTTATTTGTTCGTTCCCTACATATGTAGAAAGATCCTGAGAACGATATTTTTCGTTCCATAATGTATGTTGTTTAGAACTCATAGTCTCCGTAAATTGAATATTTTTTAGGTTCGGGTTCTATAATTTCTTGTTCAGACGTTAAAATAGCATAAAGTTTTCCAGCAGCTAAATCTAATCTAAATGCTTTAGGTTTAGCTGATGCTACTTGATACCAGGCTTCTAAAGCATCAGTTAGGGTGGGTTGAATTGCTTCAACCCCCTTCACTTTCCACTTATCGCCTGGTGGCATTCGGTCTGCAATCTCCACTAGTTTTTCTATAATTTCTGTTTTCATAACTGATTGTGTCCAAAATGAACTTGTTCAATAAAGTAAGGCAATAGGTTCTCATATCTCCAATTTATGACTCTTTTATCAGAGGTTTGAAGACCGACGTACAACAAATTTGTACCGGGAACAAAGTAGAAATCTTTAACCTTGTAAACAACTTCTTCTATAACAAGGGTTCTTCCTATGAGACCTATTGCATCTTGCATAATTTAAATTTACATCATTCCCATCATATTTCCAAGCCCATCGTCATTTTTTTCTTCGGGCTTATCAACTACAACGGCTTCTGTTAATAGAATAGTACCAGCAACTGATGCTGCGTTTTCAATAGCGGTACGAGTTACTTTAGCAGGGTCGATTACTCCAATTTCTCTCATATCCCAAAAATCATCATCACTAAGGTTAAAACCATACCAATAATCACCTCCGGTAGCACCTGAAAGGGCATTATAGATATCTTCTTGTTCATAACCAGCGTTTGATAAAATTTTCTTAAATGGTTCAGCACAAGCGTTGTAAACAATTCTACCACCAATGCTATTAAAATCTTGAATACCATTACGAGCATGTAACAAAGCCATTCCACCACCAGGTACGATACCTTCTTCAAGGGCAGCTTTTGTAGCTTGTAAAGCATCATCTACACGATCTTTTTTCTCGCGCATTTCAGCTTCAGTAAAACCACCTACATGTACAACTGCTACACCACCAATAAACTTAGCTAAACGTTCTTGTAATTTTTCTTTTTCGTATGGTGAAGTTGATTTTTCAACTTGTGCTTGGAGTTCTTCAATGCGGGCTGTTATTTTATCAGGATCACCTTTACCATCAACAATAGTAGTTTCTTCTTTACCTACAGTAACTACTCGAGCTTGACCAAACCAATCCCAACTAAATTTATCAAGTTTCATACCTTTTTCAGTACTGAATACTTCACCACCAGTTAAAATGGCCATATCTTCAAGCAACAATTTACGACGATCTCCAAAGTCAGGAGCTTTAACAGCAACAACTTTCAAAATACCACGAGCTTTGTTTACAATCAAGGTAGCAAGTGCTTCACCATCAATATCTTCAGCAATCAAAACCAAAGGTTTATTTTGATTAGATACTGCTTCCAAAATAGGCAACAACTCTTTTACTGTAGTAAAACGCTTATCAGCAATCAAAATCAAAGCATCGTGTAGAGTAGTTGTCATATTATTGTTATCAGTTACAAAATAAGGTGATTTGTAACCTCTATCAAACTGCATACCTTCTACTGTTTCAAGGTATGTTTCTCCGTTTTTAGATTCTTCTACAAATACAACACCTTCACGACCTACTTTTTGCATTGCCGTAGCAATCAATTCACCTACTTCAGTATCGTTGTTAGCTGAAATAGTGGCAATTTGTTTAAGTTGTTCTTCACTGGAGATGTCTTCTTTGATTTCCATTCGGAGGTGGGTAACAATGTCTTTAACGGCTTTATCAATGCTACGTTTAATTTCAACAGCATTTTCTCCGTGATTAAGATACTTAAGACCTTGTTTAGCCATTTCACGAGCCAACAAAGTAGAGGTTGTAGTACCATCACCAGCATTATCGGCTGTTTTAATAGCAGCTTGCTTAACTAATTGTATTCCTAATTCCTCAATTGGATCTTCTAAAGTAATTGATTTAGCTACTGTTACACCATCTTTAGTGCTTTGAGGAATGCCTCCGTTAGCAATAACTACGTTACGTCCATTAGGACCAAGGGTTGCTGTTACGGCATCGGCTAGTTTATCGATACCATCGATCATTTTTTGGCGCGCTTCAGGGCCAAATTCTATAATTTTACTCATATTATTCTACTACTTTTGCTAAAACTTGATTTTCAGGACCCAGCCAATATTCTTCACCTTTATATTCCATTTTAGAAAAACCCATTGTAGGTAATACAACAATATCTCCTACTTTAAGCATAGTTTCCATAAGAACTCCGGTGGCTGAATAATTACCAGGACCAACTGCTACAACTTCTCCTAATTTGTTTTTTTCATTTCCTAAATCAGGAACGATAATGTTACCATATGAGGTTTCTTCAATCTCAACTGGTTTTACGATAACGGCATTATAAATTGCTTCTAACATATTTTAAAAATTTAATACTTGATTTAAACGTTCAGTAAGATTACTGTACTCATCCATATACTCTTTTAAAGAATCGTAGGATTGACTATTTGTTTTGTCTTTAATAATTGATTTTAAAGCACTACTTACAGTGCTGTAATGTCCTATTACTTTAACATACTCTTTACCAGAATCACTATAACGAGTATCAGGTGTAACTTTAATGTTAACAGTTATACAACTATCATCCATTGAGATGAAATAGGGTTCCATTGCAGGATCGGTAATAGTACGTGTGTATTCTTTTTCTTTAGTCATAACGTGAATATAATAACTTTTTATTGGGTTTCCTCGTTTTCTTCAATAACTTGTGCTTCTTCTATTTTTCTAACAAACCAATATTGACCATTGTTTCTAAAAACATCAGTACAATGATATTTGATTCTCATTTTTTCAGAATCGATTTGTTTTGTTTCTACTTCCTGATGTATTACTTCGTACAAAGTATCATCCTTGGTTTTGATTAGGTGCATTTTCATAACTTGTGAAACCTTAGGAGAACGGGTTTTACTTAATTGTTAATGTTTTTGGTTTTGCTTCTTCAGCGAATGGAATTGAAATTTTTAACAAGCCGTTTTTCATTTCAGCCTCAGCTTTAGTTAAATTAAACTTGTTAGCAATTTTATAACCTAGATTAAATGAACGACGAGCAATTCCTCGTTTAATATAGTTACAATCATTTACATCGCAACAACTATTGTCGTCATTTTTATCATAACTGATTTTTAATACATCACCCTCGATATTTAGGTTAACATCTTCTTTAGTAAGACCAGTACAAGCCACTTCAAAATGGAGTCCGTCTTTGTTTTCGTAAATGTCTACTGGGTGGGGGAATTTAGCCTCAATGGCTGGTTGAAAGTTTAGTTCTGATTTGAAAAGATCCTTAAATAGGATGTCAAATGGTGAGAGTTGTTTCTCAAAAATGTTTAAATTTGTCATAATTTTTTATCTCCTAAGATGATTTTGTGTTCCCTAAGGTTTCACTTTGTTATACATATATTAAAATTAAATAGAAAACGATTCACCGCAACCACAAGTTCTAGAAGCATTAGGGTTAATAAATTGGAATCCTTTTCCATTAAGTCCATCTGAAAAATCTAATTCTGTTCCTAATAAATAAAGAAGTGATTTTTTATCTATAACTAATTTAATACCATTATCTTCATCTTGATTATCACCTTCAGTTATTTTATTGTCAAAATCTAAGTCATAAGATAATCCTGAACAACCCCCACCTTTAACTGAAACTCTCAAAAAGTAATCAGAAGTACAATTTGCTTCTAACATTAATTTATCTAATTGAGTTTTTGCTTTATTAGTTAATGTAAATATTTTCATTTTTCTTTTTATAATCTTCAATAGCAGATTTAATAGCATCTTCTGCTAAAACAGAACAATGTATTTTAACTGGAGGTAGTGTTAATTCTTCAACAATATCCATATTATCAATTTTTACGGCATCATCTAATGTTTTACCTTTAAGCCATTCTGTTGCTAAACTACTAGAAGCAATAGCAGAACCACAACCAAATGTTTTAAACTTAGCATCTACTATAATATTATTTTCTACCTTAATTTGAAG